GGTGCATCGTTTAATGCTGTAAATGAAGTAAATATACCGTTACAAAGAAAACTTATTCCTTTGTCTCCATACTGTTCTACTCCTGCATTGGTTCTTAATCCTGAACGATAAGTTAATCCGTTTATAACAGCTTCGGATGTATCCATGGTTACAAGTGTACCAGCATTAAGATCCTTACCGTTATTTGAATAAAACTCGTTACCTGCAACAGCAGATGATTTAGGTGTCTGAGGATTAGTCAAGGCTGTTATATTCCTGTACTTTCTCCTTTCTACGCTGTTCACATAATCGTTCTGAGAAGTATCGCATATTCCAACTACCTGAAGTTTATCACCAAACTGATAAGAAAGATTTCTGTTAAATGCTATTTCAGGGGAGTTAAGACTTACAAGATCATCAGACCATGTTGATGCTCCACCTTCAAGCCAGGAATAAGGATATCTGTTAGCACCATTCTCATACATTCCTGTTATTAATCCCTGGGCAAGAATTGATCTGTCACCAGATTCTCTTCTTACTCTTACTATCTGATAAGTGAAATCCTCTGCTTCTGTACCTGTCAGATCAATATCAAATTCCGGATACAGTATATTCATCATGATTTTTGCTGATCCTGTATTATAATATACAGGAGAAAAATCATTCTTCTCTGTACCTGCAGCAACATATGCAACAGTTACAGAGTCAGTATAGTTAAGATCAAGTTGTATATATCCATCCCATCTTTCAACAGTTATTGTATGTACACCTATGTCATTAAATTGAATAGTTACCTGATTATTAGCATAATCAATTAATCCTACAATAGATACATAAATGCTTCCTAACGCTGTACTTACAGCACTTAACACATCATCAATAGACGATTCGTTTGTTGTATATCCGTACCCTGAAGACGAAGCATTACCATCTATATATACTCTATAAGTCAGACTTGAGCCAGGAACATAATCGAACATTGTAATAAGTGTCTGCTGAAGTGTAGCTAAACCACCGCCACTTGGATCATACATCTCTGTACTTGCAACTGTACTTATTGATGGCATACGGATATCACCAATCCATTTGACAAATGATGATCTTCCTTTTTCATCAAAGAATACAATACCATACCTGTAAACTTCATCTCTTGCGTATCCAAGATACCTTGCACATTGATAAGGACTTGCATAATTATAATATGAAAGATTTTCAGGAATACTTTCAGTTCCGGTTTTTATATAAGATACTCCTGAATTATCATCGAGTTCAACAGTCTTTAATTTAAAAGTATATTTAATATTCGGTCCCTCTCCACCAAGAGTTGCACCATCACTTTGATACATAAAACGATAGTTATGATCTCCATCATTATCTATATCATTAAATCTGTTGATAGCATCAAATGTCTCAGGTATATTTTCCCATCCTATAACATCATTGGCTGTAACATGAACAGGTGGTGAGCCAGGTTCATAATATTCCCATGTACCTGCAGGATTACTTCCATCTCCCTGATACCAGTTACCATTTATATCGAATATTTTACATATCCTTCTTAATGATGCTGTAGCCTGATAATTAGGATCGGTTGGTGTATCACTTGCTCCTGCAAAACGATATGCTCTTGCATCAAAATTTATATCAAATGATTTTTCAGTAATATTTGACGGGAACAGTATATTATCTTTTACTGTAAGGTCTTCGGCTGAAAAAAGATAGGTTCCAAAAAGCCTTATCTGTTCAAGAGTGTAACTTCCAAGATTTTGTCCTGAATCAACAAATGTAACGGTATCTCCATCAGAAGAAATAGATTGTTCATCAATAAGTCTTATCTGAGGATCACCATATAAAGTTGTATAGTGTACCGCAAGAATTCTTATCCTGTTATATCCGGTTGCTGTAATATCTATTGAACCGATCACAGCTTTACCTGTATTGACATCAAGTTCACTTCCTTTGTATCCATCTGAAGATGTATTAAACTCAGATGATCCTGTAAGGTTGATCAAATGACTCATCGGTGAAAAGGCTGTCTCGTTACCGTTTAATGCATAAAGCTGGTAAGTATATTGAACTTTTCCTGATCGGAGATTGCCTGAACCAAACGAAGTTATTTCAGGTCTCGTTACAGAGAAGTTACTTATAACTTCAAGTTTATCTACCGATAGATTATCAAGGTCATTTGTATTTGCATCGTAGATAGTATTCAGATGCCTGAAATTATTATATCCATCCACCCAATATATCTTCTGAACTTTATCAGATTCATACCTTCCTACAGCTCGTATTTTACGCGTAGTTGAAAGATCCAGGTCTGCTTCATATAAGAGGTTACCCCCGTTATGAACTCTTGTTATATCTAATGTAAGAAGGTCTGTTCCGGTTTGTGCTTCAAGTGTTGAAATAGGAATTCTCCATATCCTGTCTGTACCCATGTTATTAGTAGTCCACAGAATAAGATAATCTCTGAGTATTACATGACCAACAATATAATTATTACCTGACGATACAGTATATACTCTTCTGTAGTTGCCAAGTATATTTTCTATTGCTCCACTGCTCAGTCCATCTTGAGTTATTATACGAATATTCTGTGCATCGAAATAGTGGGAATCATCATATTTAGTCTTCGATGAATCCTGATCCATTCCCTGCGCGAATGTATTTCTAAATGTACCCATTAACCTGCGTTATTATGAAGTATTAATCGTTCCTTATCAGAAGAATAAATAAATGATGCATCATGGAAATTAGGATTAACCTTAAGTCTGAGGAACCTGTTCTTGATAGCTTCCATTTCATTTATTGAAGGCATTGCTGCTTTTGTTGTTGCTGCACCTATATACCAAAGTCTTTCCTGTTCAAGTTTTTCGTATCGGTCTCTTGTAAGTTTCTCCTGCATCCATAATCTGAATCCTATTCTTTCTGCAATATAAGCCTGGACAGCCATAATGAATTTAATATCATCAGGAACCATAGGCATTCCAAGATTGTTTGTAGGAAATGCTTTATAGCACATCTCTACCTCACCTGACTCAAATGACGTAAATATGTAACCGTTGTTTATTGTATAACTGTACTGAGATTCAACAACATACACTTGTTCTATATCTTTAAAGAAAGAACTTGACTTACAAATCATCGGCATCTTTGTATCATAATCCCTTGCAAAAATTATATGATGCAGATCGTTGGGAAGTTCTCCACGATAATCAGTAATTACAATAGGATCAGGCATACCTGTATCTCCGTTGGTTATTTTTTCAATATATGCCTGAGGCGCACCAACAAGAGATATCACATCCCATACCCATTCAATAACTTCATCGTACTTTATTTCAAGATCGAACCCATTATCACGAAATACTCTTTCAATGATATAACTTACATCAACATATTTACCATTTAAAGCCATTTTTATATTTTATTAAAATTCAGGTGAGTCAACAAATGAAAACATTTTCTCTTCATCTTTCTTCTTTTCAAAATCAAAAGGATTTTCTGTTGTCACATATTCTTCATGTTCATCAATATATTTGGCATCCTTACCACCATCTTTAGGTGTACCATACTTACTCATAGTTACAATGTATCCACCTTTTACCTGACGTACAGATTTATTGTAATGAATGCCATTCTCTTCCCATGATTTAGAGTATGAAACCTGTTTATTTCCTTTGTCATCTGATTCTTTTCTAATTACTTCTTCCATTGTATTTTGATTTTTGTTCGTAATAATCTACTTCTCCGCTGAAAATTGCCTGGGCAAGTTTACGTTTATTTGTCCTCGACATCACCAGAGAATAAGCTGTCTGGTTAGTTATTGAACATGTGCTTTTATCCCAAAACCATTTGCAGTTAAATCCTCTGAAATGTTTATTCAAGTGGAATACAAGTTGCTTGTTTTCTTTTGCCTGTTCATCCTTTTCCCAGAGTTTTTTTGTAGCTGACCAATCAGGTCTAAGTGACCTTTTATCTATTGTACCATCAGAGTTGACTTTAACCAGTATCTTGTGTTTACGCACTCCAAGAGTACCTATCCTGAAAGGCATTATAAAATCTTTTCCTGTATACGCTATATCATCAGTTATAATCTCTGCAAAATCTTTCCATGCTTTAACAAATGTTTGAT